AAGGCATAAAGCAAACATAGATAAAGGACCAATGAGTGCAGCTTATTGGGCTAACAAAGTCAAGTGGTAAGTCCTTGTATTAAAGTTTGTATCTTAGATAAAACAAAAACCTACTGTATAGGTTGTAATAGAACATTACAAGAAATAAGAGACGCATATATAAACCCAGGAGCGGTAAATGAAAACAGGAAGTTATCAACAGATTAAACCTGTACAACCAGTGCAAAAAACAAAAGAGCGTAAAACACCTCTTTCTCAACCCGGAAGTAAAGGTTATAATCAAAAGGTTATGGAAGGCAGTAAGCCCTTTTATAGCGGAACAGGCGGTAAGTACTGATGGCTAGTTATAAATATAAAAAAGCTGTCGATGACGAACAATTAATTAACCTTATTGATCAAGGTATTCAAAACTCTACAGGTGACTGGCTTAATAGCAGTGACCTGACTAAAGAAAGGCTTAAGGCTACCTACGAGTATGCTGGAGTAGCGCAAGAACATTTAACACCGCAAGGCGTTAGTTCTATTGTCGATACAAGTACTACTGAAGTAGTTGAAGCTTACACAGCAGTTCTTTCAGATTTGTTTTTAAACAATAATAAAATTGCTCGTTTTGTTCCTTACGATGATACTCCTGGAGCCTTTAAAGCTGCTAAAGACGCAAGTAACTTAGTTAACTATTGTATTTTTAAAAAGAATAAAGGCTGGGAAATACTGCAAACTTGGATGAAGTCATCGCTTCTCTGGAAGAACTCAGTTATTCGCTGGGATTATGTAGAAGACTTTGACTACGTTATGGAAGAATATGAGGAGATCGATGAGGCTAAACTTGACGAGATCCTTGCAGATGAAAATTTAGAAATCGTCGGCGAGCTTACGCTCAACCCAACATCAGAAATTATTTCGTATGTTGATGTGCGACTTCGCAAACGCATTGATAAAAGCAAAGTTAAATTAGAAGTGATTCCACCCGAATCATTCAGGATTTCAAATGAAGCAAAAGATATTGATGATGCTGTCTTTGTTGGCATCCAGTCAGAAATGTCTCGTTCAGATATTCGGCGCTATTACCCAGAGTGGGGAGAAAGCATTACGGAAGATGAATGGAGTCGTCTTGGCACTGATGAAGACTGGCTTGGAAGTGGTAAATACAGTGAAGATGTGGCTGCTAGAAAAGATGTCACAGGTCAAAGCTACTGGCAAGGTTATCAAGGAAGAGGTACTTACCTTACTGAAGCGAATCAAGAAGTAACACTTACAGAGTCATGGTTACGCGTAGATCGTGATGGCGATGGCATTGCAGAATTAAAACATTTTATTACAGTAGGCGATCACATTCTTTATGAAGAAGATGTAGAGTTTGTACCGCTTGCATCTATTGTACCTATTGACGTACCACACGAATTTTATGGTTTGTCAATGGCAGATTTTACACGCAGTTCTACGTTGGCTAGTACAGCTATTCTTCGTGGATTTGTTGAAAATACCTATCTTACTAACTACAGCCCTAAGTTGGCAGATCCAAATGTAGTAGACTTTAGCGCACTTCAAAACATGAAGCCTAAACAAATTATTCCTACTAACGGTAATCCACAGGGTGCTGTAGCTCAGTTGCCACCAGAAACTATTTCTACAGGTACTGTACCGCTGCTCGAACATCTACAACTTATTAAAGAGCAAGCGACAGGAATGTCTAAGGCCGCGCAAGGACTTAACGATACGCTTTATGTATCGGGTAACTCTGAGCAAAAACTTAGCGCTGTTCAATCAGCAGCACAAAAAAGAATCCAGCATATCGCGCGTAGATTTGCGGAAACTGGATTTAAGCGGTTGATTGCGGGTATCTATAGAACTATGTACAATAATATGAAAGGCAAACAATCTTTCAATATGGATGGCGTATATAGTAGCGTTAATATGAGTGAACTACCTTCTTCTATGGATGTAGAAATTTTCCTTGATATTGGCGAAAACTCTAATTCAACAGTAATTAATAAGCTTACTAAAATTGGTGCAGAAATATTGCCTGGATTAAATAATCAAGGTGCAGGTATGGTAATTAAACCAGAAGCACCTGCAGTTCTTGCAACTAAACTTATTGAAGCTATGAATATTGATAGTAATGATTTTCTTGAAGATTATACTACAAATGAGTTTAAACAAAAAGCTGAGCAAGTTATTCAACAACAAACACAAGCAGCGCAAGCACAACAAGCAATTGAACAACGTAAACGAGAAGCAGATACAGCATTAGCTGAAGCAAATGTTACGTTTACAAATGCTCAAAGTAAAAATACAATGGATGATAACTCTAAACAGTTGGCTGTATCTATTGATAAACACTTTCAAGAGTGGGCTGACCTTGCTATTAAGGCTGTTAAAGAAGGTGCTGAATTACCAGAACACCCTGGGTTTGATCAAATTATTATGATGGCTCGACAGATTATTCAACCACAGCAAGAAATGGCTCCACAACAGCCACAACAAGAGATGGCTCAAATGCAGCCACAGGAGATAATGTAAAATGGCAACAGTAACACTTTCTGCCGCTGGAGTAGGCGCTGCCCAATCAGGCACTGTAACTACAGCTGGCGGTTCAGGTGGTGGCATTATTATGGTAACAAATGATAGTGATGCAACCGTAACCTTTGACGTAGCAACAGCAGGTTCGACAGTATTGTCTAATCAAGTAGTAGCTGCTAAAGATTATAAAATTGTATCAGGCCTTAATAATGGCGCACAAACACTTGTTAATGTAAGCACCTCACATGGTACAGCTGCACAATCAGGTGAAATTATTTATAATACACTTGTAACTTAATACAATGGACAAGTATCGACAGACAGCTGAGAAGAGGCTGGGTAACGACAAGTCATACGGAAATCATAAAATTCATCCCGAAGAATTAGCGCGAAGGGCGCATGTTAAAGGCCACTTTGCAGCCAAGGAAAGGGATGAATTTTTTGATGAAGTTTATGGTGAAGTCTTAGTAGATTTCTTTGTTGAATGGCTTAAAACAGAGCCACATGAAACTAAAACTCGAGAGTTCCTCTACTCTTCGGCTATGGCACTAGGTAGTGTCAAGCAGAAAATGACAAGCTTCGAGATGTACGGTAAGAACGTACCACACCTAATGGAGGACAACGATGGCGCTTAAAGAAATTGATTACAAAGCACTCATAAATAATTGTGATATTATGATTAATACACTTGAGTATGACTCAATGCGAAGTGCAGGTAAGTGCAAACTTAATTCTGACACTCTTTCTAATTTATATAATTTAAAAGAGCGTTATAAAAAAATGATTCCGTCAACTTCTAACAAGAAGGAGGCGAAATAAATGAATAATCCTGAAGCAACTGCAGACTCTACCCCTATGGATGATTCTGTGCCAATGGACACTAGTCAAACTGAAGAGGCTTTGCTGGCTGACATCATACGAAACTCTGAGTTCGTTGATACTCTACCCGATGAGCAAGTACCTCAGTTAGACGCGGAAGAATCTGATGAAGAAGACCCAGAGGAATCAGATGAAACCGATAACGTTGATGAAGAAGACGAAGACGAGATTGAAGAAGAAGAAACAGCGGATGAGGATGATGAGTCTACCCAAGAAGCCGATGTGTACACTCCTGATGATCTTGACTTGGAAGCACAAGTACTTGTCAAAATTGATGGCGAGGAAGTTGCAGTTTCCTTTAGTGACCTTATTAAAGGTTACTCTACTGAACAACATCTTTCTAACGAGGGTCGTAAACTTGGTGATGCAAGAAAACAAATGGAAGAAGAATATGAGAGTAAAGTTGGTGAAATAAACAACATGGCTCAAGCTTCCGCTGCAGTACTATACAGTTCAGAGCAGCAGTTTTCTAAGGAATACCATGATATTGAAAAGGCTATTGAAAAAGCCCGTGAAGAAGGTGACACCTACGAAGTAAATGAACTCAAAGACAGGCGAGAACAAGCCCAAAAAAGTTATTGGGATGCGCGAAATCAACGCGAAAAGCTTGTTGAAGGAATTCAAAAACAAACAGAAGAACAACAAGCAAAAGCTTGGCAAGAGCAACTCGATCATTTTAATAAGTCTATTCCTGATATGATTCCTGATTTCGATCAAGATACAGCAATGGCTATTAGAGAGTTTGCTATTGAAGAAGGCATTGCTCCTGAACTTCTAGATACTGTAGCAGATCCTGTAATTATTAAATTTGTTGATGATTATAGGCGTCTAAAACAAGGTGTTAGCAAAGGCACGGCAAAACGTAAAACTAAGGCAGTTAAAAAAGCTCCAATTCGTAAAACAAAAACTCGTAAACAAAAAGAAGTTGACGAGCAAACACGTATTCGAGAGCGTGCGCTTAGTGAAGATTCTAGCCCTGATGATCAAATGGAATTTCTTAGAGGTCTTGCACAACGTTCATTATCAAATATGTAATACCTCGGAGGTATAATTAAAATGGCTAATAATCTTGGTGTGCGCGGCACCGGCGGCCCAGCTGGCCCCGCTCGCGGCACAGGCAAAGATGTCTCACAGCGTGAGGATCTTGCTAACTTTATCACGATGATTACTCGTGACGAAACTCCTTTCACTGCTTCTATTGGCAAATCAAAGGCAACTGCTATTTATCACGAATGGCAGACAGATCAGCTGGAAGCTCCAGGCAACTCTCGCA